CCCCCTCCTCCACAAATAAGTTGTCAAGAATCTCCCGAATGTCCCCAACCTCTTGATCAATAACGCCCCGGATGTCCTGAACCTCTTGATCAAGAGTGTCCCGAATGCCCTTAACTTCTTGGTCTAAAATGTCCATGTTATCGTTCAAATCATCAATTAACACAGGGTCAGTCTTAGCAGGTTTTTTCAAATTCAAATTTGGCGTGTAGTTCACTCACCATCACCATCCTTCGGATTGGACTTATTGTTAGCAGGAACCTCTGTAACCTTCGCCCGTTTCCATTTCTCCAAGTACTCCAAGGAATCGAGATACGTCTGTTCTGGATCGCTGAACAGCCCGCTGTGCGTAATAGCGATAAGAGGGTGAATCCCCGCCTCGAGCATATTCTGCAACCCCTGCGTCTTAACGAGGAGATTATCTGTCTTATTGCGAGTGAACTTAATGTCAATGTCGCTTAACTTTAGATCGATTCCGCCAATGTCCCGAAGAATCCTTAGAGCCAACTTTAAGAACTTCTTCTCTGATCGTTTGAAAATGAGTTCCGATTCCTTCGCCTTTGATTCAGCCGCGGCCCAACCGTCTCTCAGCTCTACCGCCTTACCCGTATCACCAGTATTCCGACCCGAACCCTTCCTGTCGGGCATACCACAGATAATGAGAACCGTCTGGTATAAATCGTCCTTTGTCACCTGTGTTTGGGTCTGGTTTAGTTCTTGACTAATAATGTCAACGTCAGCCTTTTCACCACCCCCACTCTTGACTTTGATCGCGCCCATCTCTTTAAAAGCTTTGAAGGTCTCTTCGTCAATATCACAGTTGACGAATTTAATAAACGACTGCACGAACTGTTCGATACCGTCAATCCTATTAGAAATAACGGTGTTCAAAGCGTCTAAGAGTGGGAGCACCGCCTCAAACGATCCCATTCTGGCGTTATTTGCAGGATACTCAATGATGGGGATGTCCCCCAACGAGTGGGGTCTTTCCTCCACAATACGGGTCGCGTCCACAATCCGATAGAACATCTCCTTCGTGTAGACACTATAGACCGTCTCCCCGGTATCCTTGCGCGTATACGTGACTCCCATTACTGGCTTTTTACCAAACCCATTATGATACACCACGAATGTATTTCTCGGGTCGAGTATATCAATCTCAAAAGGACAATCGTCCGGATCGGCTTCGGGATCAGCGTCCTCGTCGGGCAAAATCATCCGATAACCAGTCCCACAAATGTAGAACCACTCCGCTAATTCTTGGTCTTTACTTGCCTTGTCCTCTGCGAACATGAACTCATTCAACTTACCAATCTTGTCCGCTACACCCGGGTGCTCACCCCTACGGACGTACTGCACAGGTTCACCAAAGACATATCCCTTCTTGAAGTCCACGATTTCCATGGCGTGATTCTCCACGATCTTGTTATTGATCTCCTCACGCACTTGCTTGACACGATTCAAGATGGGTTGATTCCCTTTGTAATAATTATAAAGGTAATCTATTTCGACGCGATTGGTGAAATGCGTCCTCAAGGCTTCTTCCAACACCTGAAGCACGTTGTCTCTTGTAATATTCGACTCATTCGTATAAATAACCGAACGCCCTAGCATTCTTCGCAGACCCATCACCCCCTCACTAAAAAGGACACAAACGCTCCACAATTGGGAGCATTCATGCCCTAGCTAATCTTCTGTGCATTATTATACCATATACTTGTATTATCTGTCAACATTCAGAATGGTCTTTTGAAAACCTCCACCCTGCTTGCTTCGAGTGATTGGATGTATTCGGCTAATTGGGCGAGTCCGTCCGGCACGTCGTCATTCTTATTCTTCCCCGTCACTGTGAATGAGCACATCATATTCATCATTCTACCATAGGGGGAATTTGCACTATACTTACTAGCGTCTTTGAACAAAAACCGCTTCTTCACAAAGTCCGAATTGACAATAATCTTCGTGAGCTTGTTAGCGGTGGTGCGCTTCTTAGTAATATGAGTTATGCCG